AAAAAACCCCCCCTCGTTGGCTTATTGGCCGGGGGGCCGGCGGGTCGCCGGGGTGGGGGGCGGGGGGGGGGGGGGGGCCCGGCTGGACCGCCGCGCAGGCCTACAAGATCAAGGCTGAGGACAAGGAGTTCGCGGAGCTGTGGGCCAACGCCCACGAGTTCTCGACCGACGCCCTCGAGATGGAGGCCCGGCGCCGCGCCCTGCACGGGGTCACCAAGCCCGTGTTCCAGCAGGGCAAGCTCGTCGGCCACGTCCAGGAGTACAGCGACAACCTGATGAACACCCTGCTCAAGGCCAAGCGGCCGAACGAGTTCAGGGAGAACGTCAAGATGGAGCACGACGTCAAGGGTGGCGTCCTCGTCGTTCCCGGGGTAGCATCGGAGAGCGACTGGGAGAAGGCGGCCTCCGCCAACCAGGCGGAGCACCGCGGAAACCAGGGCGAAGGCGAGGGCGACCCCCTCGCCTGATCCCCACAGGAGACAGACATGAGGATTTCAGTCGACAAGCGCGACAAGGGCTACCGCTGGGACGCCACGGACGCGGGCAAGTACAAGGTCACCTTCAACGGCGAGGCCATCACCCACGTGGTGACCGCCGACGAGGAGGAGGGCATCGTCAAGCGCTTCGTCCTCGACGAGGGCGGCCGCGTGAAGACCGTGGGGAGCTCCTACGAGGTCGAGACGCTCCAGGGCGAGGTGAAGATCGAGGCCAAGGGCGCGGACGGCGAGAGCCTGCGCGACCCCAAGGTCAAGGTGGAGCGGAACCGGGACGGCCACGTGGAGGTCCTGGTCTACTCGCGCATCCGGCCCGGCACGATCCGCCGCACGACGCTCGACGAGCAGACCGTGTCGCTCCGTGGCTTCTCGATGAGCAAGGCCGTGAGCATCTTCGCGGGCCAGGCCGCCGAGCAGCTCTGCGCTCGAAACGGGGAGCTGTTCGACCCGTCCGACTGCGCCAAGATGGCCATGGCCGAGTTCGAGCGCATGCTGGCCCTCGAGGGCTCGACTACAAGGCACTGATTGTTATAGGCGACTAGCGAGGATAGAAGCATGGGCACTTTTCGATTTGGCGAGCCCCCGGCGGATGACAACCCACTGCCGGTAAAGGTGCTCAGTGCGCTGTCCGGTCCCTTTGTTATCGGAGAGCCCCCGAGCGACGACAATCCGCTGCCTGTGAGGCTCGTCGATGGCGCAGCTGCAGCGGGGCTGTTCACGAAGGCGAGTATTGGATCGGCCTTTGCCTTGCCGACCACTTCCACCATCAGCTTGAAGGCCGGCACGGTCATAGAGCTGAACGGCTGGCTGCATGTCTTCTCGTCCGACACGCCTGTCGTCCTGCCTGCCCTCACTGCAGGCGTGGACTATGCCATCTATGTGTGCGTCGACGGCTCGGTCCGTGCAGATGCGAGCTTTACGGCTCCTGCGGGCTACACGGCTGCCGAGGCGAGGCAGATTGGCGGCTTCCACTATGCCTTGGGTGCAGGGGCCGCGGCCCAGGCCGGCGGTGGGTCGTCTCCGGTCATCAACCCCTACTCTGTATGGGATCAGCGCTGGCGGCCGAAGTGCCCCGACCCGAGGGGCATGGCGCTCATCAACAACACCTTCTGGGCAGACATCTACTTGTGTGGGGTAGACCACCATGTGAATGGCACGTCTGCCTACAACGTCACGATAGCTGACGGCTCGTCCCCTCCTAAGGTGCATCCTGTGTTCGGAGGGAATGGGACGACGACGTACGGCAGCTTTACCTGGTATGAGGCCAATGAGCTGATGAAGGGGCATGGCAAGGGCCTGCCTGACCAAGGCGAGTTCGCTGCACTTGCCTATGGCGTGACAGAGGCTGGGTCGATCGGAGTGGAGCCCTCGCTCACGGCCCTCGATGCCCTGAGGACGTCGAAGTGGGGCATCATGCAGGCCACTGGCAATATGTGGGTGTGGGGGCGTGACTTCGGGTTCATTCCGTCCGGGGCGGACTTTGCGGCCCTGCTCGCCAACTCGGCGAAGGCTCAGACGGAGGGACGAGGCAGTGTGTACACTTTCGGCAGCTCCGGCTTGTGTGTCGCCATCTTCGGAGGTAACTGGTCCTACGGGTCTAACTCCGGTTCGCGCTCGTCCTCCTGGAACATCACTCCGTGGAACTCCATCTCCATCATCGGGGCTCGCGGGCGCAGTGACCACCTCGCCTACTGACCCCTTGAAAAGGACAGTAGTCGACGGCGAGGCCTCACTGCATGCTGCTGAGGCGGTAGAGCAGTGCGAGCGCCTGATTGACTACTTGTATCCTGTGCTAAGGGGCATCCCCAACGAGCACAGGGTGCCACGAGACTTGGCTCTGCGCTGCCTGTTCAGGCAGGCTGAGCTCACCATCGGCTTGGTGCATGGCACCGACGGGGTGAGGACTCGTGCGGCGCATGACGGGCTTGCTATTTTGAGATTTTGGCTTCGCTTCTTGGCCTCCAAGGCTTGCCAGGGCATTACACTCCGTCAGCACCGCGTTGCCACCACGCTGGTTGCTGAGCTCGCGGAGAGGACGGCTCAGGTGGGCACGGCCAGGAGGCTTAGGGGTAGATAGGGGCAAAGCTTCCCGCCATCTTCGGAGGTAACTGGAACAACGGGTCGAACTCCGGTTCGCGCTCGTCCAACTGGAACAACACTCCGTGGAACTCCAACAACAACATCGGGGCTCGCGGGCGCAGTATCCGCTTTCACGCAGTAAGGTGGTTAGCCTTCTCTACCTGCTTCGGCGAACACATTAAGGGGTCTAGCATAGCGGGGAGTAGCCCATCGAAACTCGCGGCTGGCATTATCACGATGGCAAAGAAATATAGGAACCTGATAGCTCGCATAGCCGAGGAGGACAACCTCCGTGAGGCATATCGACGCACGGCCAAGGGGCGTCGGTTCACTCATGCAGCACTCCAATTTAAGGAGTATGCAGAGCTGAACCTGCAGAGGCTGGGAGAGGACCTCCTTTCTGGTGCCTATCGCACTGAGCCTGTGCGGGAGTTCATGGTTCACGATCCCAAGCCGCGAGTAATAACAGCCCTATCCTTCCGAGATCGAGTGGCGCAGCATGCGCTCTGCCAGGTGATAGGGCCCATATTTGAGGCGACGCTCCTGCCTCGCACGTATGCCTGTCGGACAGGCTTCGGCACTCATGCAGGCGTAGTGCAGCTCCAGGCAGATATGCGCCGCCTGGGTAAAGCAGGACAGCCAGTCTACGCACTGAAGACGGACTTCTCCAAGTTCTTTCCGAACGTCGATAGGCAAGTTCTCCACACCATACTACGACGAAAGGTCTCCTGCAGGGCTACGTTGGCGCTCATGGAGGCGATAACTCCGACCGAGGGTCGGGGTATACCTATAGGTAGTCTGACCAGTCAGCTCTACGCCAATGTCTACGGTGGCGAGGTGGATCGGTTCATCCACTTTGGGCTAGGACAGCGCTACTGGTATCGCTACATGGACGACATAGTTGTTCTAGGGTACAGCTCAGCGGAGCTACGGAGCATAAAGGACAAAATGGGGCGCTATGCTGCAGAAGTGCTCGGGCTGCGCTTCAGCCATTGGGCTGTCTCGAATGTCCAGCAGGGGGTGAACTTCCTCGGATATAGGATATGGCCTACCCACAAGTTGCTGCGGCGCTCCACCGTCACAAGGGCTAAGAGGCGACTAGCTGAGCTTCGAGACGCCGGCGATGGTGCTGCTCTCGAGAGGTTCGCGGCATCGTGGGTCGGACATGCCAGCTGGGCAGACTCGCACAACCTCCTGCATAGCTTAGGATTGGAGATACGGCAATGAGCGTCATTAATAGTCGAGAGGACCTCTTGGCTCTGCCCCAAGAGCAGAGGGCTGAGGCCCTTGAGCAGCTCCAGGGCTCTACTCGTCGTCTTCAGCGTATGAACGAAGGAGCGGGCGATGACGCGGAGCCTATCTTTGCTGAGGTCGTCAGCTATGAGGCCATAGAGCGCCTCGGCTTCACGCCGAGCGAGTTCGACGAGCTCTACGCAGCCCGCTAGGAGTTCCACCAGTGCCCTACGCGCTCCCCGACACAGTCGAGCGCGTCTGGGTTCCCCAGGCAGGGTCGCAGGAGCTGTTCCTAAGCTGCCCGATCTTCGAGGTGCTCTACGAGGGCACCCGCGGCCCGGGGAAGACGGACGCACTCCTCATGGACTTCCTGCAGCACGTCGGCCAGGGCTTCGGGCCCGACTGGCGCGGCATCCTTTTCCGCAGGTCGCACCCTGAGCTGGCGGACGTCATCGCGAAGACCCAGAAGTGGTTCCCGCGCATCTTCCCGTCTGCCCAGTACAACAAGGTCGAGAAGACCTGGACCTTCCCCGACGGCGAGCAGCTCCTGCTGCGCCACATCAAGACGGTCGACGACTACTGGGCCTACCACGGCCACGCCTACCCGTGGATCGGCTGGGAGGAGCTGACCAACTGGGCGGACGACGGCGCCTACCGCAAGATGATGTCCTGCTCCCGCTCGACCAACCCGCGGATGCCCCGCAAGTACCGCGCGACGTGCAACCCGTACGGCGTCGGCCACGACTGGGTCAAGCGGCGCTTCCGCCTCATGTCCCACAGGGGCATCGTCATCCGCGACGCGAGGGACAGCGACGGCGAGCTGGAGCCGCCGCGCGTCGCCCTCCACGGCAACATCCACGAGAACCAGGTGCTGCTGCGGGCGGACCCGGGCTACATCTCCCGCCTCCGCGCCGCCGCGCGCAACCCCTCGGAGCTCAAGGCGTGGCTCAAGGGCGACTGGGACATCGTGGCCGGTGGCATGTTCGACGACGTCTGGAATCCCAAGGTCCACGTGCTCGACCCCTTCCCGATCCCGCGGAGCTGGCGAGTGGACAGGTCGTTCGACTGGGGCTCCTCGAAGCCCTTCTCGGTCGGCTGGTGGGCACAGTCCGACGGCACGACGATCAAGCTGCCCAACGGCCGCGAGCTGCGGACGGTCAGGAACGACCTGTTCCGGAT